CTATCTACCTGGTTTTCTATGTTTTCGTGGGCCTCTGTGATCCCCGTTGCCCTGGCGATACTGACCTTTTGCTTTTTCATATCAAAAGTACACCAATCCGCGCCGGGCATGTCTTTGCGATACGTAGCCAAAAAAACGCGACCTCGGTGCCGCCGTGCGAACTGCCGGTCGGCGGTCAGTTCTGGCCCATCATCGCACACGCACACACGGACATTGTACCTTTTCATCAAAATGTCGAGATCGGTCCAATTCTCGACCGTCCCGATTTTGAGCGTCTTGTGTCTGTTGTCTGGCATAATTTCCATAATCCAATAATTGAGAGTGTACCCTACGTCAACACCCATTGCCGACCAGGTGCCAGTGTCGGCCATTTCGTGATCATCTATACAGGCGCGGATCAGGTCGCGGGTCAGTCTGGCCCCCTCCGGTTCGTGGGGCAGACCCATATCTTCATTCCAAAATGCCAACAGATCGGCCATTTTGGTTGACTGGCTACGCGCCCACATTTCGGCCAAATCTACCCGAGGGCTGACCAGTTTCGACATCCAAAACCCCACGACCGGGGCATCTGGGTTACGAGCGACCAGGTTCACGCGGCCTTGCTCCCAGATGGTCAGGCGGTCGATCTGGCCCTTGCAGAGCGGACACCACAGGCCGATCACCCCTTCTCGATTTGCGGCCAATTCCCAGGTTAGCCAATGCCAGCTTTGGCAACGTTGGCATTGTATCTGGTGTTCGTGCTGGGTCGTTTTGACGTATTCGGCATCTATGCCCACACCTGGAAATGTGGGGGTACTTAGAGAAATTCTAACCGCAAATCTACTATCGCCCAAACGACCCCAGATCAACGGAATCGCGCCAGGTGGCACACTATCGAACTCGTCTATAATCGCTACGTCGGCCGGAACCGATCTAAGCTGTGGGCTTTTTTGCGGTTGGCCTGGTCGGTTGCTTGAACCTCTCAGATACAAGCTGCCTCGGTCGAATGTGGTCAAGCCCACGTTGTCTATCGCGCCGGCGATCTCTTTCAGCCTTTGGCTGTGCCCTATGGCCGGCGCGATCCGGTTGTGTTTGAAATCGCCGACCTGGCCGCCGCCAGGGGGGAGAACGTAAAACACGGTCAAGCCGTAAATGTCTATCGCGTAAAATGATACGTTGATCGCCCACTCGCTAAAGCCGAACTGGGCACACTTGCGGATCACGACCCTGCTGCCGCGTTCCAATTTTCCTATAGTCTCATAAATCGCCTCTAGCCAGGGATACTCTGCGAGACTGAATTTCTCAAAGTTTCCTGTGGCCTTATTTTTTATGATCCTATTTTTTATCGTCCAATCAAGACAGGTCGGGATCGTGGCCGGATGGGACTGCCGTGTCACCTGTGGCCGCGCCCTGGGTATGGGAATTCCCCTGCTGGTCATCTCCGCTCTGTACATCGCCAGTGTTCGTAATTTCTCCGAATAGCTGGTCGTATTGGGCCTTGAGTTCATCATCGGTCATTTCCGTAATTTGCAATAGGTGATCGGGCATCCCCCTCGCCTGCCGTTCTATTTCTACTCCCGCTTTTAGGTAGTGGCGGGCCTCCGCTGGTTCTAGTTCCTGGGCCTCAGTAGCGGTATCTAGTATCTTGAGTTTGCGCAGCGCGATTTGTTGGAGAACGCGGCCGGCCTGGATGTGTCGGGCGATCATCTTTTTGCGCTCGTTTTCTTCGGCGGTCATACGCTCTTGGCGGTTTTTCGCGTCCCATAGCTCGGCGCGTTCTTTCCATTTCCATATTGTATAATTTGTATGCCAAGAACCGGGATATTTGGTTATTTTCCCCTTTTCTCCACTTGTTACTACTTTCCAACGCCTGTATGCCGCGATCAGTGTGCGCTCTGGGCCTAGCAATAAGTAATACTCAAAGCGACCATACCACATGGCCGATTCGAGTTTGTCTTGTTCGTTTCTTTGTCGGTCCCAGGGTTGCCCTTCGTATTTCATTTCATGATCTCGCTATCACCACAAAGAACCATACCATAATTTCCCTGTAAAGCGCCCGCATCTTTTTTCTTGATCAGCTTGTTTCCCTTGAATGGCGAATAATCAACAGAGTGCTGCCAACGACCCCATTTTCTAACGATCTTTACAAGTCGGGGATGCTGCCGCTGTAACGAGATAGCCATTTTCAATCGGCCATCGCCTTTATACAGTTCGTCGGAATTGCCGCCCTTCATGGTCAAAGTCGTGATCTTATCGCACAAAAAAGCGCAAAATAAAACGGTACACCAACCCGCTTTCAGCACCCTGATCGACAGGTCGGTATCCTCGTTATATTTTCCCCGCCACCTGAAGGGCAAATCGTTTTTGATCAAGATACATGAATATATCCGCGTGTTCATAGAAAATGGACGGCGATTTGATTTTCTTGGCATAAACTTTTCATACTGCATACCGGCCAGACCCACATTTTCATACCGATTTATAAAATCCTCTATTGCTTTAAAAGATGACCCACACCGCATCCGATATTTTATATTGTTCGTTACCCTATAAAAATCGCGGATATTATCATCAAGTATCCAGTGTCTAACCGCCCCAATTTTGATCGAATGTTCCCAACACCAATTTCGGGCGGGGATCGATCCTTGTCCGAGATTTGAAAAAGGCAGTACATGGATTTTGCGGCGGTCAATAACGGCGGAGTATTTGTCAAGTTCCTGGGGTTCGACCACTATGTGATAGGGGACGCTCATCGTTTCAAGGGCTTTGCTGGTTAGTCTTGATTCCCATCGCCCTTTCGATATGATGTATATGGGATACTCAGGATTCATCAATGACCTCGAATTTTGTCAAATCCAGTTTTTCACTTTCTGGGAACCACAAACTATGAGTTTTTTCTGTGATCTTTTGTCCTACTAATTCGGCAAAAGCCACAACATCGGTGCTCGACCTGAAATGTACTTTAAGCGTTCTTTCGGGCGAGAGGTCTTCCTGCTCGTAGTCCGGCATCCCTTTCCATTCCTCTTCATAATCAACCTCGTCCGCCCCTTCGAGATTTATTTCCCAGCCCTCAATCCCCCAGTCCACAATCTCCTCGTCAATTTTCCAGGCTTTCAGCATTTCAAAATCAAATTGCCCAGTCGTTCCCCGATGCAAGTACACGGTCAACTTTTGCCATTCTTTTTGCGTCAATGGCCGCGAGGGGATACGCAAATCGACCTCAAAGTTTGGCCCGAATTTCTCGATCCATTTTTTCAATCTCTGATGGCCGTCATTCAAAGTGCCGTCAGGGTTTGCCAACAACGGAATCGGCTGGCCGAACTCCATGTAGGAGTCAATCAACCGCTCGCCCTCTTTGTCCTCGATAAAACGAGGATTGTCTGGGCGGGGATCAAGTTCCGATAGTTTTTTTCTTGTACTTGTCCAGGTCAGCGGTTCAGACATAAACGGCCCTTTCAAATTAGGATCATAACAACTATGCTGCTAGTGTACCATATTTTCACTATCGTTGCAAGTGTTATGAGAAGTCAAAATCTCAATTTTTTTGAGGCATTTTGGAGCAAAAATAATTTGTATCATACGTATATACTGGATATTGTACTCTGGCGTGGCGCAAGAAAAAAGCAAAGGGGATCGAGGCGCGACCGCAAGCGGTAAACGCAAGGCGAGAAATTGAAAAAGCCGAAAAGGAAGCTGCTGCCCTGGTCGAGAAATTGCGGCTTGAGAAAGAGGCCGGGGAACTGGCCGAACGGAAACGGATTGAAAAAGAATTGGGGCGGTTTGCCCATTTGGAATTTTAAGTAAATTCTCCTTGTCCTAGAAAACGGAACAAGGAGAATTTTTTGATCATAATTTATTTGATCTTTGTATTCGCCTGAAAACCAAGCCTAAACAACCCAGGCTTCCAGTGCGGGGGTGTCCATCCGATCAACATTGAGCTTTGCGACTGCCACCAAGACACAAGATTCGCCTCGGCGGGTATCGGCTTTATCAATTTTCCATCTGCCAAAAAAACGTCTTGCTCGGTAAAATCAGCCTGCTCAACCGTGATACTCTTGATGCGTCCTAATCGCAGCTTGCCGATCAAATCAAATGTATTGAGCAAATTTTTCACGGCATCAAAATTCCCAATGCATCTTGCCTCGTACCGATCACAAACTAGCGTAGGGGTAGGTATCCTGCGCGGCATCCAGGGGCCGGATTTGGTGACTAGTTTCTTTTTGTTGTGCGTATTCCCCGGCGGATTACGCTTGTGCCGGATGTACACGTCTTCAATAGACGGTGATGCTGGGTACAATACAGATGAAGCCCACAAAGGAAAGCCTTTTTCATCACGCCATAGCATCTTGAGCGGCAACGGTATCCAGTACCCGTCCTTTTGATCGGATACCATTTTGCCCTGTGTGGCTTGAGTGACTACCGCCCGCGCCAGTAGGCCGTCGAGATGAATCGGATCGTAATTCACCACGCGGCTGTTTGGCAGTAGATTGAATATGACTCGCAACGGCTCATAATGGCATTGTGCGAATCGGGTTGTAAATGCGTCTAGCTCTGGTAGAGCTATCATTTGTTCCTCCTTTTTTTAGGCGGCAATTCATTTATTGCAGCACGAGTAGTCAGCCACGTGCTGCCACTCTGTCGCGCCAGTAATTTTCCGCATCGCGCCAAATAAATCAGCGTAGCGCGATTTCGCCCGCAAAGAGAGATAGCCTCCGTAAAGGAGACTACCTCATTGAGAATTTCAAGATTGGTTTTCAACTGCCCACTCGTACCCTAGGATGCAATGGGTAAATATCCTGTAGACCTCCGAATAAAACATCCTCATCACCCCGCGTCAAATCGACCTGTCTGCGATGCGACCGAAACCCCATCGGCCCACCAGCATCAGCCTCAAAAAACATATTAGCCCGATTCCGCAAACGCGGTTTGTCGTGCAGCGCGTGCCACACCATAATTTGATCGACCATCTTGAAACTATATACCGCCTCACAATCCCCGAGAGGAGTGCAGGGCTGCGGTATAAAGGGTGTCCATTTGATACGCACGGAAATGCTCTTTTTGAGTTCGATGCGACGTAACCGTTCCATCAATGTCGCAAAATCATCAAAGTCGCTCAGTTGCTCCCAGGGATAGCCGAACATAAAAAACATCTTGTACCGAACATTGCCGCGTGCTATCAGCATTTTGAAATACTCAACAATCATGTCATTTGTGATTGGCTTCCCAACACGTCGCCTAGTTGCTTCTGACAGCCCGTCAATCCCCACGCGAATTAGATGATTTTTCTTCATTCGCGGCGGTATGCCCCGCTTTAAGATAGATTCGATGCGCATTGAGCTAAAGCCCGCTGAGTACCCTTTATTCATAAGGTGTTCGAAAAGTTCATGATATTTTGGATGTGACACCTCGTCTGGCGCGTAAAAATTGATCTTGCGCGTTTCTCTTGTATCGGCCAATTCTAACATTTTGTATATTTGCGCTTCCGGATAGATACGAAATGGAGAACTGTTGCCCAACTCGCAGAACTTGCACTTGTATGGGCAGCCGCGTGCTATTTCCAAATACCAGGCTGCACGCTGCGTTCCTTTGTGATTGAGATATGGCGCATTATCTGGCAATGGCCGCTCAACATTCATCGCCGGTACGGTGTCGCCTTTTTTCCAGTATTTGCTAATTATCGTTCCTGGCAAATCTGTCAGCGCATCAACACTCAAATTCTTTTCAAGTAGTGGCAACGCGGCTTTAATCCAAGTTTCTCCCTCGCCAATGCAGACTACATCGGCGAAAGGAATAACAGGAAGTGGATTATTTTGCATCGGATGGCCGCCCACAATACGGATCGTGGCCTTTTTTTTCATTTGTGCCAGTCTCGGAAAATCCATACAGTGATGGACAGAGATCAATTCTATATCATAGCCTGCCCGTGTTCGATTGGCTATATCTACCGTGTACCCTGCCCGCCTCGCGTGATCTACAATATAAAACGCGCCGATTGAACCGGAATCTCGCGGCTTGCAAGCCTCAACCATTAAGATTTTCATATCATCCTCCTGAACGGATAAAGATCATACTTGTCCTGAGAGAATAAATACCCCCATCGGTGGGCCACAACCATCGCGCCAAAAACCTTGTGCCTTGGCCTGTCCATTCCCCGTGCGATTTGCGTCATAGTTTGGCCTGGGTGGGCGCATACATACGCCCACAATTCATCTAAAAACGCCAAATCTTTCAGTTTGCGCGGTTTGTACGGCTTGTGCGGGCGTATCATTTTATCACCTTTTTATCGCTGCATAAAGTTCCATCCATTACGCCCTCGCGCAAGCGATCTTTATTCTCCGCCATATACGCCTTGTATTCAGCCTGTCCGGTTGGTGGTTCAGTCAGCCACGCGACCTGCACGTGCCCATGTCCCCGTGCAGATTGGCCGCCTACAATATTCATATTGTGATCATAATATGAAATGGCTGTAGCCAATGCGCCCTCAGTCAGCCCTTGCGCGTAGGGCGTGAGGATGATCTCTACAAAAATTTGAGATCCCTTGACCAACGTCTCGTAATTGTAGATCATCTGACCCTCGCCGTCCGATGTAGCATGGCGGGTGCGTGTGATACTATCCATCATTGCGAAAATAGAGGTATTGGCCTGTGGTGTTTTTTGGAGGGATTCCGGCAAACACCCAAGGTTTTCCTTGCAAACAATCCAGGCGGACACCTTAACCACGCTCTCGCCGAGATCAAAAGATGATGTTGTGCCGCCGAGCAAATCAAGACTTGGAAACGCCTGCCGAATTTGACCGGCCAGATAAAATGCGCCATTTGGAGATTTTGCGCCTTTTTGGATATTGCCGCCATTGTAGAATATGGAAGTCATGCCAATAGCAAGATCGCCGTGTCCCTGTGGCATTGATTCAATATTCAGCGCATCACACAGATGGAGGTATAGCGGCTCGCGCAGCATTTGATGACGGATACTATTTACAGAGATCGCCGGAATGTCTAGCACGATCTGTTTTTCTGGCTCTGGAATATCACTATCATCATACTCCCATTCGATCATCTGCTCCGGCAAAAATGGCACATTGGATTTGGTGCAATATTCCTCTGTTTGTCGCTTATTTGTAGCGTGCCACAGTCGCGCCAAAGTGGTGATAGTCCGTGACTGCTCGGCCATAATATCCAGCATCTGGTATTGGAGGCTTGGCGGCAGCGGATAAAATACAGATATCGCCGCATCGCATCGCGCCGAGTGCATCGGCAATTGAAGCTCATCTACCAAAATTGACCACATACGGTGCAGCGTATGGCATTGAATAGCCGATGTACGCAAACGATTTTCCATCATAGAATATCGCTCCATTCCGTCTAGTAGCCCATCGCCTTTATTGTAAATGTCTAGGAACTGCCTGACATACGCCACCGCCAGCCATTCAGGGACATTCAAGCGGCTGACGATACCAGCTATACTCTCCGGCATTTTATTGGTGGATTTCACCGCATCCACCAAATTGCGGTAAACGGGCGATTCGACCCAATCACGACAGACAAACTGCTTTTGCCGATTGAATGTGAGGACGTTGCCCGTTTTGCCCATCGCCGGGTCGTGGTGACTGATTGGCTCTGTTGTCGTGAGTACCAGTTGATAAATTTTCGATTTCATTTTTTGTCTCCTTTTTGAGATAATGCGGAATGATCTTTGAATCCCAATTTTCGTAAAAGCAGGATTGCCTCTACTGCCCATTTGTCAATATCCTTGTAGCCATTTGCGTCAGCATGGTCGCTAATGTATTCAAGCAACGCAATAACATGAGCCTTCTTCTTTTGCTTATTCATATCTTTTTTGTCTCCTTTTGTGCCACCAGCACAGCTATTTTAAACTCTGGCAACGGTCGCAGGAGTACAAGTTCCTGCTCATAATCTGCCGCCAGCTGAACATCTTTGCATAAATTTTTGTAATCGCCGAATAGGTTTTCAGCGATATTTGGTTTTGAGAATCCATACGTATGGACTCTCTCGACTATATCCAAAACCTGAATCAATCTCGACCAGTCAACGTTCAGATTTTGGAGAATGTGCCTGTCCGTATCAAAAAGCAGCACGGGCGTATTTGTGCCGAGTG